ACAGTAAACAGTAAACAGACACATACATAACAACATATTTTCATTGCATATTATATTATACTTTTAACATAATATGGCCATATTGGATTATAAACACACTATAGTTTTGTTTATATTTATTGTATTTTTGATTGCATTTTATTTGCTTGTGCCGACATATTATTTGGTTTGCAGGACACCATTGATAACAACTGTTGTTTCTGCATTAAGTGCCTACTTTTTTTACATGGCCCTTTCCAACATGTCCAATTTGGCCGAGTCTAACAAGAAAATAAATTACATCGTCGTCGTTTTTCTCCTTATGATTTTTTATTGCATTGTTCAACTTGCACCCACGGCAAACCCGTTTGGCATTTTGTGTGCATTTTGTATAATTACTCTTGGTCTACTAAAAATCATCAACGAATCAACGGGTAATAAGATGTATGAAGCATTAATAAACCTTCCCAAACTATTCACGGTTTCGTCCATTGCAAAAGATATTAAAAATAATCAATTTTATACTTATTTCCGCTATTTTGTCTATTTTTTGTTGACCTTACTATTTGTCACATTCGCCTACTTCATGTTCTCGTCAAAAACCACGGCCAGCAGTTTGTCAATTGTCCTTCTTTTATTGATGGTTCTCTTTGGGTCTTTTCTTTTCTTCGGAGCAACAAGTGGAACAGACAGTGGAACGCCCCAAACCTTTTCCCAAAGGAACCTGGCTAAAGTAAAGGGATTTGTCGCCAATAATCATAGTCCGCTTCTTTTTTTGTCTGTAGTTATTTTACTTTATGCCATTTATTTTTTGATTGTTCCAATTGCGACCGATTCAAGAAGTTTACAAGGCGGAACTCTGTTAATTAATCAACCTGTCGATGTAAGTAAACAACAAACCATTGCATCTGCATCGACATTGAATGGTCACAGTGGTAGCAGTGACAAGACGGTGGCAAATTACAATTATGGATTTTCGTTTTGGTTTTATATTAATTTTATGGATTCCAATCCTTCTTCAACTTCAAACAATGGCAAAGGCAAAGGTAACAACCTCCCTATTAACTATTATTCCATTGTAAATTATAGTGACAAACCAAATATTTTGTATAATCCAGATAGCAACAAGATAATGATACGTATGCAATGCAATGATGTCAATGATGTCAACAATGTTGGTATTAAGGATTACGTTTATGAAATTGACAACGTCCTTTTACAACGCTGGAACAACATGATTATTAATTACAACAGCGGTATTCTGGACATTTTTTATAATGGTGTCTTGATTAAGTCGGTCGCCAACACGATTCCCTTTATTAATTTTCAAAGTGACAGTTTGAATACAGGAGACGACAACGGAATTAGTGGATATATTTGCAATTTAGTCTATTACAATAAAACCCTGACAACCAATCAAATAAATACGATTTACAATAGCAACAAGAATAAAGACCCGCCAGTTTCAAACAACAACATGGTGACAAATATGGCACCTCAAACCGATTTGAGTTTGAATGGATACAAGGTTCATAGTTTTGACATTTCCTTTTTGCGGTATTTGAATCCATTTCGAACCACTTGCAATGAAACTAAAACTGAAACAAATTTGTCACAAGAATCAACAACGGGAAAACCATTTCCTGCTTACATAAAAACGCTTTTTTCAAAACATTGGTTGTTTTCTCAACGAAAAGAATACGACAACTACAGTCCGCCACCACTAATCTAATCTAATGGCACCACCAACCATTGTGACAAAAAATCGATATAAAAATATCATGCATAATATTATATTACATTCCAATGACAATGAAATATACCATAAACAATATAAAGGATATTATGTTCAATGGTTTTGTTTGTCCGCTTGATAGCAAGGCACTTGTTATGATTAATACGTTGGCAAAGCAAGTAGGGTCCCCCACTTATATTAAAACCCCCATTTTTAGCAAAAGAGAAGACAAAATGTCAACCAGTTACAAGGTTCCACCAATTAATATTAGTGGTATAAGTAGTATGGGTAGTATGGGTATGGGTGAAAAGAAGCATTTTAATAAGTCAATTGAACGTGACCGAATCAATGACGATGATTGGGAATCATTGAGAACATTTCAGACGACGACATTTGTAGAAGAAAAAAAGGGAATTGACGTCGAAATCGACAAAATTCGAATGTTGTTGAACAAAATCTCGGATTCTTCCTTTCAAGAGCCAAAGCAACAAATAGTCGAAATCTTAAATAAATTGATAGTTACGACCACAACAACATCCGACGATATGTTCAAGGTGGGAAAGATTATTTTCGAAATCGCTTCCAACAATCGGTTTTATTCCAGGTTGTATGCAGATTTGTTTTGTCACTTGATTAACAAATACTCCGTATTCGAGGAAATATTTAGGCAAAATCTTTGCATATTTATGGAGTTGTTTGACAATATTGAATACGTTGACCCAGAAAAGGATTACAACAAATTCTGCATCATAAATCAAAACAATGAACACAGAAAATCATTAAGCTTGTTCTTTGTCAATTTGTCACTGTGCAAGGTGATTCAACAGACACAAATATTTGACATTATTACGAATTTATTGAACAAACTGAATGTCCTTATTACGCAAGAAAACAAGGTCAATGAAGTCAATGAAATCTCTGAAAACATTTATTTGTTGTGTGACAAGAATATCAAGATTACGAGTTCGGAAGAAATAATGAATACCATTACAAGGATTTCAAGTTTGACGCCAAGCAAAAACAAGGACTATCCCAGCTTGTCGAGCAAGGCTATTTTTAAATTTATGGACATTGTCGACAAACTATAGAACTGCTAACTCAATACTATTTACTGTTTTTTTAGTAAATAGTAATCCTTATTTATTTTTTATTACATCTATATTTATATATTCTTATTCTTCATCTATTTCATATTTTCAAAAGCCGTTTTCTTACCGTGACAATTTCTGCACATGGCTACCAAGTTTTCGACACTGTTTGTTCCGCCATGTTCAAGCCGAACCTTGTGGTCAACTTCGAACCATGCGTTTAATTTTTCCTTGCAGTCACCGCATTTCCAGTCTTGCAACGATGCCACATATTTTTTTTTGGTTTCACTAACAGACCTTTTGTTTTTGTTTCCTCCTCCACTTCCACCCCCACCTCCACTTTGCAAAAGACGCTTTTCAGCAGTGGATGCAGTTGACCAAATATTGCCAATACTGTCACTAAGTCCATCGCCTGCACCACTTGCATGTTCTTCTTCCCAGTTCACGTCGTTCATAATATTGTTGCCTGTAAAATCAAGTATGGGTGACAACATTGAAATGCTTGATTTATCGACTGGCAATGTTTTAATAACATTGTTGGCGTGCAATAAGAGGTTCTTGGTTCTTGCTGGATTGTGACGAATCATTAAATAAAGGGAAAACATGAGAAATACATAAAAAATAATGGAATAATATTTCTTGTATTTAAATACCATCTTTAATAGTTTTCCATCTGTGTGGGCGTTGTATATAATAAATCCTGTAATTAATACAAAAATCAATTCCAATTTCATATATTATCATAACCTTTTTTGTTTTTCATTATTTTATTATTTTTATTATTTTTATTATTTTTATTATTTTTATTATTTTTATTATTTTTATTATTTTCATCACATTTTTATAATGATATTTTTTTCATTTAAAATGCCCGTTTTTTCGTATTTAATAATACTTTAAAAAAAGTGATATAAATATTATTATTTAATAATTATATAGAAATGAAAAAGTCAAAACCTAAAGTTAAGGAAAGGAAGAAAGATGAAGAAAATTTTGATTATATGAAAACTAACAAAGATAATATTAAGAATGTTTTGAAAGATCCTAATATTTTACCAATTATAAATGATTTAGTAAATAGAACAAATAAAATAGTTATTCATGCATACCAATTTATTAAACTTTATTGTATTTTTCTTTATGAAAATGAATTTAAATTTCCATTAATAGATAAAGAATTTATATGTGATGTTTTCAAAGTTTTAACTATTAGAAAATGTGGTTCTGGTGGATATACTGAAGACAATATGCCTGAACAACTACAAGAATTAACCGAGTTTTACAGAGAACATTATTCTAATACTATTTCTAATAACGAAACTATTTATTATGATAAATTAAGTTATATTTTACCTTATGAAGCAATTGATATGATTACAAATATTAATAATAATATCCAAGAACACTTTATAGACCATTTGAATAAGTATGTGAATATTGTTTTCAGTATAAAAGACAAAACTGCAAAAATAACTACTGAAAACAAAGACAAAATTATAAGAAAACAATTACATAAACAATTATACGATGAAATTGGTAAAGTTAAAAAGGATTTAATGCATTTTGGTCATTTAACAAGTGATGAAAAATATCACAAATGGATTATTCAAGAAAGAATAAAATTATATCCAAATAAAACAAGATTTGATAATGACAATATTTATTATGATTTGAAAAGCAATACCCAAGAGTTTTTACATTCTATGTTTCATATTTCAATAGAATTAGAAAAATTAAATGAAATAAGAATACAAAATGAAGAGAAACAAATTAGACTATTTAATGTATTACCTTTAAGAACAAATATTATTTGTAAAAATATATGTATTGATACTTGTGGATTAATTTCTAATTTTTTGGGTGATGAACCAACGACAATACATTTAAGAGATTATAAAAAAGATAATAATCAAGTTAATTTGTGGAATAAGTTTTTCAAACTAAATAAAAGAGTTTTCAAGAAAGGTCAAAAATATACATTCTCGCATATGATTAGAACTGATGGTGTTTCTTGTTGTGTATTATTTGTAAGAGTAGATGCTAATGGAAAACCATTACCAAAAACATGGAAAAATAAAAAATGTTGTGAAGAAGAAAATATAGATTATATCGAAAAAGTAGAATTAACTGAAGAACTTAAAAATATGAAGGTTGTTTGTGCAGACCCTAATTATAGCGATTTAATATATTGTGGTTCTAAAGATGAAAATGGAAATTTACAAACATTCCGTTATACTCAAAATCAACGAAGATTAGAAACAAGATTGAAGAAATACAATAAAATTATTGATAATATAAATAAGGAAACAAAAATAGAAAATCAAACTATTAAGGAAATTGAAACTGAATTATCATTATTAAATAGTAAAACATGTGATTATGATAAATTTATGTATTATTGTATTGAAAAGAATAACATAAATTATAAATTGTATTCACATTACGAACAAACATTTTTTAGAAAATTCAAATTAAATAGATTTACAAATACTCAAAAAAGTGAATTGAAAATGGTTAAGAATTTTTCCAATAAATATGGGAAACCTGATAAAACTATATTCATAATGGGTGATTATGATAAAGGAGATTACCATATGAAAGGTAAAGAACCTGTTATTTGTAAGAAATTTAGAAGGATTTTTAGAAATGCTGGTTATAAGACATTTT